AAGCCGTCAAACCGAGGTTAGTCAAAAAATAGGTAAATAATGGACGAAGTTGAAAATCAAGGCGTATTGCACAACGAAAGTTATGCACAAGAGGAGATAGCCGCTCCGCAGACAGAATCCGCTCAGGATCAATTTTCTCCGCAAGCTGAGCGTCAGGCAATCCCAAACCACGCCTGGGCAGCTATGAGAAGAAAAAACGAAGAACTCGAAAAAAAAGCTTCTGTGCAAGATGAGTTGCTTAGGCAATTGCTAAAGTCACAAATCACCGCACAGCCAGCACCTAAAGCCGTCGATATTATCGAGGAATTAAAATCTCATGAGTACGTACCAGGAGATAAGGTCGCCTATGGTTTTAAACAGCTTCAGGAAGAGTTCGATCGAAAACTTCAACAGGTCGAATCCAAGTATGCTTCTATCCAAGATAAAAGCACCCTGGCCGAAATGAGAAGTGAGCATCGAGATTTCGATGAAATCGTTAATTCTGAGTCATTAGCACTTTTAAAAGAAACAGATCCCCGCCGCGCTACAGCATTAGAACATACGAGTGACCCTTACGTGAGATGGGCCACTACTTATGACATTATCAAGGCAAGAGGACTTTCTGATAAGGCATCGAGTTCAAATCGTGCGAAAGAGGTAGATAAGAGGTTGGAGCAAAATAAAAAAGTGATCCAATCGCCTCAAGCATACGAAAAAAGACCAATGGCCAAGGCTTTTGACTATTCGAGACTAGATGATCAAACGAAGGAGGAACTACGCCGTGAAATGTACGGAAATGCCGCTAGGGTGGGTGGGGTTCCTTACATAGAATAGGAATCGAAATGACAGTAGGAATTAATACTCTGCCTCCACAAGTACAGCAGAGATATAATGCAAAACTTCTGTCTACACCCGAGAGAAACCTAGTTCACATGCTTTTTGCCACACCAGTGGAATTGCCTGATAACATGGGTTTCATCGATAGACAAAGTAGATACGATAGGCTGGACTTATTCCCCACGCCTCTCGACGATAGCCAGGTTAATCCAGTAGCACAATTGCTTAACCGCGTTGATGTGGATTGCAGGCTTAGGGTTTACGCCACTTACATTACGCTTACACGGCAAGTAACAATTACTAACGAAGACCCTGTATTAAATTCGGCTGCGGCTCGACTTGGACAGTCCTCCAGAGAAACTCAGGATGTTCTGGTTCGTGACCAGCTCGAAAGCTCGGCGTCGGTAGTAAACTGCGTAAACGGCACGAATGGCGATTTGCCTACGAATATGGCGTTGGCAGATACAGACGATATTGTGACTGTTCTACAAAATAATAGTGGTGAGTACATCACCAATATCGTAGAAGCGTCTAGAAATATTGCGACATCACCAATAGGCGATGCTTATGGTTGCATGTTGACGACTCGAATGATTCCTGTCTTGAATAACATAGAAGGATTCACTCGTAAGTTTCAGTATCCTAGAATTGACCAGACCCTACAAGTAGAATGGGGCGGCGTGAATAACGTCCGCTTCTTCGTTTCAGAACAAGGCAGTGTCACTCCTCAAGCTTCATTGCTTGGAAATGATATTGCGAATTGTTTTGTCACTGCTAAAGAGGGTTATAAAGTGGTTTGGCAGGCGGGAGGCAAGAGTAGGTTTATTTACTTGCCACCTGGGTACAATAACGACCCATGTATGCTTAGGCATACTGCCGGCTGCTCGTTCTATCAGGGACAATGCATTACCAACGATCTCTGGGTACAAAACCTAAGATCAACGGGAATTTAAGGAGGAAACATGTTGCCATATTCGTTCGTAGGTCAAGCGACCTACATAAACGGTGCTACATTAGCCTCCGTTAACGTTCCTGTATCCGATCAAGCTGATTGGGTATACGTAAAAGACATTACTAATTGGGGAGCAGCAAGTACGGCTGCCAACCCCATTTATGCGGAATGGTATCCTTTGACTATGGCTCCTGGTTCCTTTTTAGGGATTGGGCAAAATAGTTCAGCGACACCAGATGCGGTCACCATGTATGCTACACGTGGCACAAGTGGTGGTTTCACGTTCTTTAATCCAAATAGTCCGCCTACCTATGCAGCTTTACCCGGTACGGCCATCAACGCGACTACTCTAGTAGTACTTATGGCAAATACCGGAACGATTGCAGTGGGAGACACGGTAAAGCTCATCAATCCAACAGCGATGTTGCAGATTGGAGGTTTACAGGCACAAGTAACAGCGGTAACACCTAACGTGAGTATCACGTTAGGATATGTTGCTTCTGCGGTTGCTGCGGGCTTATCACTTGGAGCGAATGCGACGGCTGTGAGCGTGATTAAATTCATACCTGGAAATTTCTATCCTAGAAAGAGGCAGGTATTATTTATTACACAGGCAGCACAGGCGGTCGTTTATTTTTCACAGCCTAATGATTTTACCCCTGGTGAAATCGTAGACTTTAGCATTCCGAGCCCATATGGCATGACTCAGCTCAATTACTTGACTGGGCAGCCCGGTGGTGCGCCTAGAGTGCTATCGGTGACAAATAGCGCAACAGTTTCATCTATCACTATCAATGTGAATACGAGTGGTTATACACCATTTGTGTACCCATCTAGTGCGTTAGCTGCGACTTCTGCCTCACCACCAGTCTGTGTTCCCGCAGGATCAGGAATCGTACCGCTTAACGGCAGTGCGACAATTCCTCAATCACCTCCTGGAACTAATTTGTTAGATGCCTTCGACAATAGAAACCAATATTTTATTAATATTGGCTTGAATGCCGTAGGCAATCCAAGTGCTACGATGCAATTTTTTGCATTTAAAGCTGACTGGACAAATTTAACTAACGCTTAAAATGCGCAAGTTTCCC